AGTTCATTGAACCAGACCAAGTTGATGAGCAAAAGAACGAAAGACTGGCTAACGGTAACGAAGTTCGCATGGGTATTGAGCTAGATAAGTTCAAAAAGCCTGTCGCTTATCACGTTCTGAGCTACCATCCTGGCGATTATGACTATTCCACTACAGGAAAGTCTACTAAGCACATCAGAATCCCCGCTGAGAAAGTTATACATCTGTATGACCCAAACAGAGCTGGTCAAACTAGAGGAGATCCTTGGATTTCTCCTGCTCTTGCATCAATTAAGCAATTAGGCGCTTTGCGTGAAGCCGCTATTGTAAATGCGAGAATTGGTGCGTCTAAGATGGGCTTCTTTACTTCGCCGACTGGTGATGGATTTGTAGCTGACGATCTTGATGGTAATGTCCCTATTATGGAAGCCACTCCAGGTACATTTCATCAGCTTCCTAACGGAGTTGACTTTAAGGCGTTCGACCCGCAGTACCCAAATAACGAATTTGAGGGCTTTCACAAGGCTTGCTTGAAGGGTATAGCTTCTGCAATTGGTGTCAGCTATACAAGCCTGTCTAATGACCTTGAGGCCACAAGCTACAGTTCAATTCGACAGGGCGCACTTGAAGAGAGAGATCAGTACAAGGTTTTACAGCGGTTTGTAATAGACCATTTTGTTCGACCTGTGTTTGAAGAGTGGCTTGGCGCTGCAATGGAGATCAATAGCTTTGGTATACCTTTGCGTCAGTACGATAGATTCTCTGAAGCTGCACAGTTTAGAGGTAAGGCTTGGAACTGGGTTGACCCGCAGAAAGAAATGGGCGCTGCGGTAATGGGATTGAAGAATGGTATCTTGAGCCTTCAGGATGTTGCGTCTCAGTACGGTAAAGATGTTGAAGAGCTTGTGTCTCAGATTGCTAGAGATAGAGATGTAGCAGATCAGTTTGGCGTTAGGTATGCACTAGAGCCGTTTGGCGCATCCCTAAACTCAATAAATCCTGATATAATCGAAGATGAAAACACCGACAATACTGTCGATTGAGGAATAAATTATGTCTGAAGAAATTGTAGAAGAAATTGTAGACGTAGTTGCTGAAGAAGTTGTTGCTGAAGAAGTAGTAGCCGAAGAGGTTGCTGCTGAGGAAGTTGCAGAGGAATTAGCAGTTGACGAGGTAATTGAAGAGCGCAAAGGGCTAGAAGTTAGCCACAGAGCTATGGAACTGGATATGTCTCCTATTAACGAGGAGTCGAGAACTGTTCAGATCGCTATATCTAGCGAAGAACCTGTTGAGCGTTCATTCGGTAAAGAAATATTAGACCACACTTCTGAGGCGATTGATTTATCGTTCTTAGCGTCTGGTCGCGCACCACTGCTGTTGGATCACGATCCAGAGAAGCAAATCGGTGTTATAGAATCAGTAGAGCTTGATGAGCAATCGCGTAGACTGCGTGCTAAGGTTCGCTTTGGAAAAGGTGAACTTGCTCGTGAAGCATTCTCTGATGTTGTTGATGGTATTAGAGCTAACATTTCGGTTGGTTATGCTATTAGCAAGATGGAAAAGGATTCACGCAATGGCGACACTTATCGCGCCAAAGCGTGGAAGCCAGTAGAAGCAAGTTTGGTGTCTATTCCTGCCGATATGACAGTTGGCGTTGGGCGTTCGAGCGAAGTTTCACATAAACCCGTAATTAAAACTTCATTTAAAGAGAGAAATACTATGTCAGAAGTTGATATTCAAGCGGTAAAAGCTGAAGCCCAGCAATCCGCACAACGCAACGCATCTCAGATTGTTGAATTGGGATCTCGTCACAACCAAAGCGAAATGGCTCGCAAAGCAATCTTTGAAGGCCGTAGCATCGAAGAGTTTCGTGGTGAGTTGTTAGAAACTATTGGTTCAACCCGCGCTCTGGAAGATCAGACTGTTGGTATGGACAAGAAAGAAATGCAGCGATTCAGTCTGACTCGTGCTATCCACGCACTTGCCAACCCTTCTGATCGCCGCGCACAAGAAGCTGCTGCTTTTGAATTTGAGTGTTCACGAGCTGCTGCTGACCAGTACGGTACTACTGCACAAGGTTTAATGCTTCCTGCTGAAGTCCTGAACAACTGGAAGCGCACCATGAACAGTGCTGACGATTCCAACATCTTCGGTGACGACTTCCGAGGCGGCGACTTCATTGACGCACTTCGCAACCAGTCTTCCGTTATGCAGGCTGGCGCTCGTATGCTAGGTGGTTTGAGTGGCGATGTTAAGATTCCTAAGAAGACTGGCGTTTCTGCCGCTGCTTGGATTGACACCGAAGGTGCTGATTCTGCTGCAACTGAAATGACTGTAGGCCAGATCTCTTTGGCTCCTAAGACTCTTGGCGCTCACACTGATGTTACTCGTCAGTTGTTGATTCAGTCTAGCCTTGACGTTGAGAACCTTATCCGTGACGACCTTACCCGCGCTCTTGCTCTGGCAATTGACAAAGCTGGTCTGGAAGGCACTGGTATCGGTGGTCAGCCTACTGGTATTCTGTCAACTGGTGGTGTTAATTCAGTTACTTTTGCTGGTGTGAACCCAACCTTTGCTGAAGTTGTAGCGATGGAAACTGCTGTTGCTGAAGATAACGCCCTGCAAGGCAACCTGTCTTACATCCTGCCTGCTTCTATGTATGGCGCGTTGAAGACTTCTGAGAAAGCCACTGGCACTGCTCAGTTTGTTGTTGAGCCTGGTGGAAGCATCAACGGCTATCGCGGTATCGTATCTAACCAAGCAACTGCTGGTAATATGTACTTCGGTAACTTTGATGACCTGCTTATCGGTATGTTTGGTGGCCTAGACCTGACTGTAGATCCTTACAGCCTGTCTAAGAGCGGTACTGTTCGTCTGGTTGCACTGCAATCAGTAGACGCTGCTGTTCGTCACGCTGTTAGCTTCGCTGTCGGCAAAGATGCGTAATTAGTTGGGGGGCTTCGGCCCTCCTTCTTTACTTATGCTTGTTTTTGTAAGCAAGTATTATTAAAGGAGAATACTATGAAATATGAAGTAATTAGAGGCTGTATAATTCTTGGCGTACCACACGCAGTTGGTAGTCATGTTGATCTGGAAGATAATTCCGTAGCTGATGCTTTAATGGGTATTGGCCGAATACTTCCTGTAGCCGAGTCTACTGTTATTGAAGACAGAAGCATTGCTGTAACTGAATCATCTCCTAAGCCTAAGACTAGAGCTAAGAAAAAGTAATGCCAATTGAATCTGACTTTGATCGCTCTATTGTTCTTGCAGATTTCGGTGAGAAGGTAAGGTATTCGCCTGACGGATTGTCCTCATACGAGATAATGGGGATATTTGATAACGTCTATGAAGCTGTGGACGCTGGCGGATCAGTTCCTTTTGCTATGAGTCAGCCACGATTAACAGTGAAGACTTCCGATGTTACGGGAATCTCTGAAGGTGACACAATACACTTTAGAGAGTCAGATTATGTTATTCGAGTAGTTATGGCAGACGGTACAGGCATGACAGAACTCGTTTTAGAGGCAGCATAATGGCTCACGTTAGAAAGCTACTTAGAGACAGCTTAACTACTGCTGTTACAGGGTTGGCGACTACTGGCAGTAATGTTTACCAGAGTCGAGTCTATCCCATAGCTGCAAATAAGCTTCCTGGTTTGCTGGTTTACAGTAAAGAAGAGTCTGTCGAATACTCTACTATGGGTCTTCCACGGATACAGGAAAGAACGGTTAGCTTCACCGTTGAGATGTATGTAAAAGGTGTAAGCGGATATGATAATTTATTAGATCAAATCTGCGTGGAAATTGAAGAAGCTTTATATGCAGACATAACCCTTGGTGGTAATGCAGCAAATCTAATGTTGAAAGACTTTTCGGCAGAATTTAATGGTAGTGGTGATCAGCCAGTAGCTTTGGCTACCATAACTGTTGATGTATTGTACAGAGTTAGAGAAAACGACCCTGATACAACAATTTAATGGCGATTATCGCTTACGTTAATTAATGCGCTATGGCGCTTAGAGGTATTTAGAAATGGCAACATATACAGGTAAGAACGGCGCAGTTTACGTTGGAGCAAATGCTATCGCCGAAATTAAAGACTGGTCACTTGAGACTACTTCAGAAATGGTAGCTGATACCGTTATGGGTGACTCTTGGGTAACTAACAAGCCTACGCTAAAGTCGTGGACTTCTTCTTTTAATGCAATCTGGGATTCCGCTGATGCTACAGGACAAAGCGCTCTAGTTGAAGGTGCAGAGATAACCATTAATGTGTATCCTACTGGTAACACAACTGGCGAAGTAGAATGGTCTGGTGCTTGCATCGTATCTTCTGTTAGCAAATCAGCCTCTTTTGACGGTTTAATTGAGGCATCTTTCTCAGTAGCTGGTAATGGCCCATTGACGGCTGGCACCGCATAAAAGGATCAATATGTCTAAAATCATAAACAACGCAATAGCTCACTTTAGCGGAAAGCAGGTTAGAGAGCTTAGAGTCGATGAGTGGGACACTACACTCTACTCAAAGAACTTGTCTCTTGAAGATAAGGCCAAATGGCACAGCAGGTCAGACGGGGACTCAACTGATTACCTTGTTTATGCTGTTATTTTTGGCGTAACTGATGAGAAAGGCGATGCAGTTTTTGATATTGGAGATAAGGTTAAACTTCGTCAGAAAGTCGATCCTGAAGTATTAGGTAAGGTTGCAAGTTTTGTCCTGCTTGCAACTGAAGAGACTGAGGAAACCCGCGAGGGAAACTGACAAATGATCAAGGTGATCCAACAGAATTATACTTAATGTATCATCTTGCGGAACACCTTGGTCAACCCCTCTCGACAATACTTGAAATGACCGTGACGGAGTTTAATCACTGGTTCACATACCTCCGCTTAAAGAGAGAAAAATCAGATGGCAGCAAATAAAGTAGTCGTAGAAATTGCAGCTAAAGATACTTCTGCCACTGCACTTAATCAAGTTAAGAAGAACCTACAGGCTGCTGAAAAACAAACTAGGATGCTTGAGAGTGCCACTGAGCGCTTAATTAAAGAAGTTACGCTTGAAGGTATGGCTATCGGCAAGACTGCTGATGAAATACGGCTAATGAAGCTAGAGCAAGACGGTGCAACAGCCTCACAAATTGCAGCAGCAAGAGCTGCAATGACAAATCGCAATGAACTAATGAAAACTGGTAAGCAATCTGGCGCATTTAATGGTCAGATGCGACTTATGCGTGGTGGATTAGGCCAAGTAGGCCACCAGGTACAGGATGTCGCGGTACAGCTTCAAATGGGTCAGAACGCTATGCTGGTATTTGGCCAGCAGGGTTCCCAGGTTGCATCTTTGTTTGGTCAACGAGGCGCTCTGATTGGTGCAATTATTGCAGTTGGTGCTGCTGTTGCAACATACATGATGCCCAACATGAAGAAGCTTTCGGACGTTATGAATGACGTAAAGTCTGAAACAGGCGGTTTAACTGACAGGTTTGATGAGTTAAGCGACACCCTAAAGGCTGTGGCGATGAGGCAGGCTATAGAGAAGCAAAACGCATTATCTTTGGCTATCGAGAAGCAAAGAAAAGAAATAAAGGAAGCGGAAGAGGCTAATAAAAAACTTAGTGGTAGAAATAAGTCAGCTCGGAAAACCGTAGAAGAATTAGCGGAAGCGAATCAAAAGTTAAATGATGACATTGCTGTTTTAAAAGACATGAAGGAACAGCTCGCCAAGAAAACTGACGGCGTGACTGATTCTACTGAAAGCTTGTTATCAAGTTTGACGGATGAGCTAACTACACTGAAGCTTTCTGGTGAGGCTTTGGCTAAATATAACGCAGAAAAAGCAGGTGCAGAGGGAGCTAATAAAGATCAAATTGTATCTTTATACGCTCAAATTGAAGCTGAAACTGCGTTGCAAAAAGCTACAGAAGACGCTAGAAAAGAGCAAATTAAATCTGCTGAAGACACGCAGAAAGCATACAGAAAATCTTTTGATGATATTGGAAATGGATTTTTAAGTGCAATACAAAACGGTCAAGATTTTT